CCGAAGCCGCCGAACCCTGCGCTATTCGACACCGAAGTAGCGACGACCGAATGGCCCATGCCCGACACGCACCCGCAGCCCGCGGCGCCGGAAGTCCCATTTGTCGAGCGCGTGCGGCAGTGGATCAACAGGGGACTTGTATGAGGAAGCAATCCATCATTGTCTGCAGCTTTAGCAGTGGTCTGGACGACATGAAGCGCAAGGATCAGGGCGATGTTGTCAAGGTGCTTCGCGTGCTGGAGGCGAACAAGCGCTACAGCGTGTTTGAGGCAACGGCAAACATGACGATTGCACGGATGATTACGCGCCTGCACCACAAGGGCTGCACACGAGTCTTGCCAGACGGCAGCAGGAGGGACTACGGGTTGCTCCTCAAGACTGTTGGAGGTGCTTTCCCGTGGACGAATGTCGAGTTGACTGATGGTGGAAAACGCTTGCTTGAGGACAACCCGGAATGAGCGAATACGCCCTTCACGGAGTCTTCATCAACCCGGACAAGGCACCGGGGCAAGCGAAGGCGGCATTCACCAAACAGATGGTCCCGTTCTGCCAGAAGGCATGGGAGAGCGGCATCGACCGGCTTTCATGGGTGTTGATGCCGGAAGAAGACCAGCGCAGCCTGCAGCAAAACGCCTTCATGTGGGGCGTCGTCCTCAAGGAAATCAGCCAGCAGGCAAAGGTGAACGGCATCGGCGCAACACCGGACGGATGGCATCTGTACTTCAAGCGCAGGCACCTTGGCTACAAGTTCAAGAAAGTCGTACTGCCTGGAAAGAAGCGCCCGAGCGTGACGAAGGAACTTCGATCCACGACTGACCTGAGCGTGAAGAAGATGAGCGCATACCTTGAAGCCGTGATTGCGGAAGCGGTGACGGACTTTGGGGTGATGTTCTCTGAGCGTGATTGGTCTCAATACAAAGGAGAAACGACATGATCGGAAGTGTGCTTGACTGGATTTTTGGCATCTTCGTATGCCTGTTTGCGCTTTTCCTTGGCTTTATTTTGTTTGTGTTCATGCCGGTATTAATGAAGACGGAGGCGGATTGTCTTCGGGCTGGATACCCGAAGTACAGCGTCAGCATCGGCCTTGAGCGCTATTGCATGAATATGCAGGGTGCAGTGACCGTCGTCGTCGTCCCGGCAAAGTGAAATAGAACTGGACGCCGACATGTTGCAACGCTCCTCTTTCAAGCGAACGCCGTACAAGCCAGCGCCCACGCCCCCAGTCACCCCACCAACGCGATGGGGCAACACCGGGCAGGTTGCGGCGCTTCTTCGGCCAATTCCGAAGCAGGAGCCAGTGCGCAGCGAGGCGTACAGAAGGCTCGTCGCACAGATGCCCTGCATCGCCTGCAAGTGTGGCCCGTGTCAAGCAGCGCACCCGAATACCGGCAAGGGCATGGCGATGAAGACTGACGATCGTTTGTGCTTTCCATTGTGCCTGCGGTGCCACGCGGCTTTCGATCAAGGAGCGATGTTCTCCAAGGCAGCGCGCAGGGAGATTGAGCCAGCTTGGGGAGCCGACACGCGCCGCCGAATCATTGCGAATGGGCAATGGCCGAAGAACTTACAGAAGTTGGAAGACGCATGAGCCGCAAACACTGCCGTCGCAAGCACTACCCATTGGTCAACCCCGTGGACTGCGCGATTGCCGGAGCCGCCATCACGGACACCGCTCGACTGGACAAGCTGCGCCTACTGGAACTGAGCGCACTGGAAGCATTCAGGACCGGACAAGCGACGCCATCCGACTGGCGCGCACTTGCCGACGTTGCGAATATCGCGGAAACAATGGCCCTAGACGGCATCGGCCCGGAGGTTATGGAGCCCTGCAGGCTGGCAAGCGAAGCCTTGGGCGAAGCACACAACCGCTACAAGGAACGCGGCAAGCTCGGGCTCAGCGGCCCGGAACTGCAAGCCCTGCGCGAGTTGCATGAATTCCATGACTTGCAGCGATCGAGCATCAGCCGCGGCGAGTATGAGCGTGTGATCAAGAAGACCGCAGACCGGATCAGATCGGCGCATCCAAGCGTGAAGGTGTACTGCTAATGAACATCAAAACAGCAATCCGCAAGTGGCTAGGCATCGGTGATGTTGAAGCCGAACTCGCAGCCGCCAAGGCATCAATCGAGAACGCACGACGTAATGCGCTTTCGACATTCTCAGCAAATGCGAACCGCTGGCACACGGAAATAGTGATCCAAGCCGGTGACGTGCAGAAGCAGTTGAGTGACAGGGTGCGCGAACTTCAGCGCACCAATACGCTCCTTGGCAGCGAAGCCCAAGAGGTGCGAGGGCTACACCAGAAGCTCGACCTTGTGATGGAGGCGATGGGCTACTACGTGGTAGCGGACTACGCACAGAGCCCGCCGCAGCCGGTGATTGCCAAGATGACGCCGGAGGCTATGCAGTCAAAGCACGCGCTCGACGCCAAAGCCATCGTCAACGAACTGTCTGAGATGGCCCACGCCGCAAGAGCGCACTCCAAATTCATTGACGGCAAATACAACGAGTTGAAAGCAGTCGGGTTCTTTGAGCGGATAGACAAGTTGAAGGAGTGGGAAACGCAGTTTGGCAGAAAAGAACTCTGATGCACTGCACAGACTGCCAGAAAGCGGAATCCGCCGACTGGCGGGTCTACCGCCACACATGCCCGGACTGCCAGATCAGGATGTTGGCTAACTCCCCGAAAGAACACCGGGATGGAATGCTCGAAAAGATCAAGCAGCAATGCGGCATTCAGGCATTGCAATGTGTCAGGGACCGGCTACGGCTGGAATTCGCCCGGATTCGGGCACGAAGGGAAAGGAATGGTCGTAATGGTGAATGACATCGACTGGATCATTGATGACCTTCTGGCCAGGTGGCATCGCCATTCAGAGGGCTACCGGCTCGCAAAGGGATTCTCATCGTCGGACTCGACTTGCCGCGAAGCCCGGAGCAATTGGAGCCCATATGACAGAGACAACGGCGTACCCGAGGCAGAGCTTGAGCGCAGCACAGTCGAATCAGTCGGACGCGCCATTTACCGCATTCCGGACGCTCCCCGACCGTGGAGGCACATGATCCACATCGAGGCCCGGAATCTGGCTGTGGGCGTGGTTGTGTTCTCAAGCCCGAGACTGCCGCAGAACCGGGACGAACGGGAAGTCTTGCGGATCGAGGCCAGGAACAAGCTGGCGAAGGAACTGATGGAAGAAGGATGCGTGACATGACGAAACCAAAGATCACCAAAGAAACCCTTTTCGTCACCGGCAGGAGCGGCAAGGCAAACGGGTACGGAAACACACCACGGGCATCTTTTGTTGATTTCGAGCGCAGAGAGGGGTTGCGACGAAAGCACGATGATGACATCAACAAGTTCAAGGCGGCAGTATTGGACCGCAATCGGCGGATTGAAGCGTTACAAAGCAAGGTAAAAGCTCTTGAAATTGAGACTCAAAACCTATACCGGACATGCGCTGCGCGGCATGACTACATCGTTAAGCTGAATGACCAAATTGCCAAACTTACGGCTGACGCACTGCCGACGCTTGAAGATCTAGATGGCTGGGTGATGATGGCAATGGCCTACCACGGGACGACAAATGCGATTGAAGCCATTGGGCTGACAGAGCAATATCCGACGGCAAAGGAAAACGCCGCTGCGAGAAAAGTGCAGAAGCACATGGACAGATGGATCAAGAAGTTAGGGCCGAAGGTGCATCCGTCCCCAACCCTACCGGCACACGCAAACTGATGGAGGAAGGCTGTGTCGGAAACTGAGTCAACCGGCTGGTACGATCTATTTGAAGACGTAGCAGCGAAAGTGAAATACGAGGCTCGCACTCGGAAAGAGCAGCATCAGCAACTGGAGCGGATCGTTGACGCCGCGAAGAGCCAACACAAAGGATCAACCATGACAGACCGCGAAGAATTTGAGGCGTGGAAATTGACACTTTCACGCGGAACAACGATTGATCCGCTGATGGCTTGGCAAGCCTGTGCAGCCATCAAGCAGCGCAGGATAGACGAGCTAGAAACGCAGCTACGACAAATCAAAGCAGGCTCAGGCGGGATTGCGCAGAATTCTCCTGCTGGTGGTCATGGGATGAGTGGAACGCGACTTGCTTTTGCCGAGCCGATTGTTATGGTCTATGGAGGGCGGGGAGGCATTACGCAAGACGTTAACGGGCCTACTCATCCTGAACCGCAGGAACCCAAGCCATGACAAGGCGAAATATCAGTGTTTCCCCTAATCAGCAACCAAAGTGTTGACGGACGCAGAGAAGCCTGTAAAATCGGAAATCGGAAACGTTGCGGCGTGGTAAGTCGCAAAACCCATTCAAGCCCTGCAATCGCGGGGCTTTTTGCTTTCTGGCGGGATAGTTCAGTCAGGTAGAACATCCGGCTCATACCCGGAAGGACGCTGGATCGAAGCCAGCTCCCGCATCCATTCGCTGGGCGCCGACCATCAACCTGACAGTCTTCATTGACATACCGGGTCGGTCGCCCAGCCCCCACCCCGTCAAACCCGCGGCAATCCCAGAATCGACCGCTGCATTGCGGTGCCTGATTCACGCCCGGCCCCAGCAGTCAGTGGGTTAACTGCCTGCCACCGGAGCCCGCCAGCCAAACGACCCCCCCTCCGGTCAGGCTGGCGGGTAAGCCGGACAGAAACGATTTGTCTCCCATTGGCGCAGTTGCCGATGCTTCAACCCGTCAGCCTCACCCGCTGGCGGGTTTCTTTCCAAAAGGAACTCAAACATGGCAACCATGCAACACCCAATGATGGCGCAAGGCGCACCCGCAGGAGCCGAACCGATGGACCCTGCCGGCACGGATGACCAATCCGGCAGCTACGTAATCGAGATCGAAGTTCGCCAGGATGGGACTTTTGCCGTGAGCGTGGAAAGCGGCGCCCAAGAAACCGCCGAAGGCCAGGGCGGCATGGACGACGACAAGGGCGCCAAGGAGTGCACCACGATCAAGGAAGCGCTCACCGTGGCGCTGGGCATCGTGAAGAACGGCGGGGAAATGCCTGACATGGGCGCCGACGACGCTGCTTTCATGCAGGGTTATGGCGGCGACACCGCGGCAAAGGCTGGCTGACATGGCAAAAGCAACCCTGATCCTCCAAGACGTGGACGGCGCAATCGACGCCAACATCATATTCACCGGGGGATTCCAGGCCGACAGTCACGCCCACCAGCACGCCAACCTTCTGATGAAGCACATGGGCGAGATCGCCCGCCAGTTGAGCGACTTCACCCCAAAGGCTGAAGAACTCCAAGCGCCGACGGCAGAACCGGGGCGCATTGCGCTTCAATAAGCAAAAACGTGCTCAAAAACGCAAAACATGAGCATTTTGCTCAACTTCTTGCAAAAGGCGAATCCGCGCCCAAAGCGTATGTCCTTGTCGGATATAGCGAATCTGGCGCCGCGCAATCTGCTAACAGGCTGCTCAAAAACGCTGAAGTTGCCAAGCGGATCGAGGAATTGATCGAGGCAGTTGAGAAACCATCGCGGGAAAGAGCGATTGAAAAGGCCGCAGTTGACAAGGCTTGGGTGCTGAAAGAGCTTGTCGAAGTCGTCAAGATGGGCAAGCAAGCAGAGCCGGTTTTGGACGGCGAAGGTAATCCAGTCGGCGAATACAAGCAGAACCTGGGCGCCGTGAACAAGGCGCTTGAGCTTGTTGGCAAGGAATTGGGCATGTTCATCGAGCGCTCAGAGGTCCGCACCGGCCCGCTGGACGCGATGGAGCATGAAGAACTGAAGGCGATGCAAGATGCAATCAGGCAACTCCGCACTGATGGACCGATTGTCCGGTCTGTCACCGAAGGCGCTGGCATTACTCGCCACTGAGGTATCGAAGAAGTTGGCCGAGAACCGCCTGGCCGACTATCTGCCCTACAAAAAGCAGATCGAATTCCACAACGCGGGCGCTGACGAAGGAGTCAGAGAACGCCTTTTGATGGCCGGGAACCAGCTTGGCAAGACGGTCGCCGGGAGCTTTGAGGCGGCAATGCACCTGACAGGCATTTACCCGGAGTGGTGGGATGGCATCAGGTTCACCGAGCCGACAAGCGCCTGGGCGGCATCGCTGACAAGCCAGGGCACACGGGACACGGTGCAACGTCTATTGCTTGGCAAGCCGGGTGAATGGGGCACCGGAGCCATCCCGAAGTCGCTGATTGTGGACATCAAGCGAGCCAGTCACGGCGTTGCGGACAGCGTTGAAACCGTCACCGTGAAGCACATCACGGGCGGGACAAGCAGGATCACACTGAAAAGCTACGACCAGGGCCGGGAGCGCTGGCAGGGCGAAACACTGAACTTCGTCTGGTTTGATGAAGAGCCGCCGATTGACATCTATATAGAAGGGCTGACCCGGACCAACGCCACGCAGGGCATTGTCTGGTTGACCTTTACCCCGTTGCTGGGCATGTCCGATGTGGTCAAGCGGTTCCTGATCGAGAAGATGGAAGGGACGCACGTCACGACCATGACGATTGAGGACGCAGAGCATTACACGGCAGAGCAGCGCCGGGCAATCATTGCGACTTACCCGGCACATGAGCGCGACGCACGGGCAAAGGGCATCCCGACACTGGGAAGCGGCAAGATTTTCCCGATTGCAGAAGAAGACATCCGGGAATTGCCCGTCACCATCCCGAACCATTGGCCGCGCATTGCGGGCATGGACTTCGGCTGGGACCACCCGACCGCTGTTGTCTGGGTGGCTTGGGATAGGGACACAGACACGGTGCACATCTATGACTGCTACCGCAAGAGTGAATCGACGCCGATCATCCACGCCGCGACCATGAAGGCCAAAGGCGCATGGATTCCGGTGGCATGGCCGCATGACGGCATGCAGCACGACAAGGGATCTGGCATTGCACTGGCGCAGCAATACCGTGACCTGGGCGTTTTGATGCTCAAAGACAAGGCAACGCACCCGCCAGCCAAGGGCGAGCCAGAGGGCTCAGGCGGGAACGGCGTCGAGGCTGGGCTGATGGACATGCTGGACCGGATGCAAACAGGCCGGCTGAAGGTTGCCAAGCACCTGAATGACTGGTGGGAAGAGTTCAGGCTTTACCACCGCGAGAACGGCAAGGTTGTCAAAGAGGGCGACGACCTGATGAGCGCAACCCGGTACGCCTTGATGATGCTGCGCCACGCCAAGGTTCAAGCAAAGCCGCAGACCGCGCGCATTTCCGCATTCCAACCCGCAATTCCCGTGGCCGGGATGCTCGGGTAAGACTTCAAAGGAGCCACCAATGGCGAACTTCCTCCAAGCCGCAGACCGCATCAAGCAGTTTGCGCAAGATTACAAGTACATGCAGGAAGCCGCCGATGCGCTGGCTTCGATCGGCAGTCTCGACCAACTTCTGGCCGAGCGCCAGGCGGCATGTGATGCGGCAACGGATCTGCTCAACCAGACTAATCTCGCTATCGGCCAAGCGGCCAAGGATCTGGAAGAGGCAAAGGAAGAAGCGAGTGTGCTGATGGCCGACGCCACGATCAAGTCAGCCAACATGATCACGTCGGCAGAACATGAAGCCGCACTCATTGCCAAGCAGGCAAACGACGATGCGAAGGCGGTGAAAGACGCTGCCATGCTGGAGGCCGCAACACGCTCAGAGGCTGCGGCGTCGGTGGTGCGCGATGCCAATGCCACGCTTGCCGAAGTCAAGGGCGAAGTCGATGCTGCTGAAGCCACGTTGGCCGGCCTGAACGAGCAGATCGCCAAGGCCGAAAGCCGCCTGCAAGCTGCACGCGATGCCGCGGCCAAGCTGCTAAAGGGTGAGTAATGGCAGCACCAGGGTATTCCACCACGCTTCGGAACGCGAAGCTGGATGCGAATGCGACTGCTGTTGGAAACGCTGGACTGCTGCGCATCTATGACGGCACACGCCCGGCAACTGGCGGAGCGGCGACAACGAAGCTGGCCGAGTTCACGCTGGGCTCTCCGTTCGCTGCCGGCGCTGCCGCTGGAGTGCAGTCTCCGACGCTGCCAAGTGCAACGACCGGGCTTGCTGCAGGAACTGCGACATGGGCGCGCGTTGTCACATCGGGCGGCACGTTCGTGATGGACATGGACTGCGGGACGGCTGGGACCAGCCTTGTGCTGAATACCACGACGGTATCTGTTGGCCTTGCCATGAGCGTGACGGCATGGACGATCACAGGGGGTAACCCATGACACTCAAGGACGAGATCATTGCCAAGTGCCCGGCAGAGCTTGTCACGTCCAAGGACTACACGGCGATCGCTGCTTTGGTTTCTGTTGGCAGAACAAAGACGGTCGAAACCCGCATCGGCTTCGGCAAGGTTCTGTCCACGCTTGGAGCAGCAGATGGTGCCGATGTTTTGGACAAGCTCGAAGCGGCGACCGCCACCAGCAAGCCGCTGAAGTGGGCATTCCGCCTGCTGTCGATGGGCGACCTTGACATTGGAAACGCGCAGACCATCGGGCAGATTGATGCACTGACAGGGCCAATCTTCACGCCAGCGCAGGCTGAATTGCTCAAGGGCATTGCGGTGGTTGCAGACCCCGTGAGCGCGGCGCAAGTCGAAGCCGCGATGTTGGACCCGGAAGCCTGGGTGACGCAGTTCAACCCGCGCAGACCGGGCGAGACAGTCGGCTCGATGACCGCAAGCCGCAAGGGATTCACCTACACCGGAAGCCTGAACAAAGACATTCCCGAAACGGTCGATGCGTTCTGGGTTGAGTGCCTTGCCGCTGAAGCGAGGGCTTCGTAATGGCTACCTACACCAAAACCGCACAAGGCGACCTGCTGGCGCTGCAAAGCGTTGCTGCGTCGTCCGTCGTTGTCGGCTCTGCTGTATCGGTGGCGACTGCCTTGGGCGGCGCGTGCTACGTCCGCATCGGGCGGCGTTCTGCTACCGCTGCAGGTGCTGTGTGCAATGTTCGGCTTGAGGCCAGCTACGCGACAAGTGGCGACAATTCCTGGTTCCCGTTCGCCGTGTTGTCTGGTGACTTTGCAGCGTGTGAAGCAGAGGCGGTGACCGGCACCGTGGCCGCAGGCGCAACGACGATTACATGCGCGTCCACGACCAATTTGACCGCAGGCGACATCATTTTTATCGACAACGGCACCATCGGTAACTCGGAATGGGCGCGTATCAAGTCGATTTCTGCGAACGTGAGCGTGACCGTTGAAGATGCTCTGGTGAACGCGGCAACGTCCTGCACGATGTACGACTCAGCGACGATCTTCAGCCCGGTGGCGATTCCGCCTCAAGCGCTGCGCATCCGTGCGGTGGCTGACGGCTCCTTGTTCACGCAAGCATGGGCCGTGCAGGTCAAGTATTCCACAATTGACTCGATTGCGTAGCCATGGCGGTGAGTAAGCCGCTTGCAGGCGCGCAGATTGACCGCACTGCGCCGCTTGCGCAGTTCCTGAGGGCGTTTTGGCCGCTGAATGAAGGCGGCGGAACTCGTTTTGGTGACGCCGTTGGCCGTGCCGTAGGGACTGGCGTTTCTGGCGTTACTTGGGGTAAAGGCGGGGCCGTATTTAATGGCGCGTCATACATCACATCGCCAGTTGGTGCTCTGTACGTCACCAACACAACAAAGTTCTCAGCCGTAATCAGTTTTCAGGTCACATCTGCCACTGATACGGCGTTGATGTCAAACATGAACATCGGGGTGACAAAAGGTTGGGAAGTTGGCTTTTATGGAGCGACCGGAAAAGTATTTTTCGCCACCCTTGACACCGCATTTGTCAACTATCTTGCAGTTGATGGTGCAGCATCCGTAACAGACGGAAAAGTTCATGTGCTTGGGTTCGATTACGACGGCACATCGACAGCCGCAGGGATAAGGCTATTCGTTGACGGTACTGCGGTGGCGATGACGCGAACGACGGCTGGCACGGGAAACCCTGGGGCGTTCGGGGATGTGGGTGTATATATTGGAAAGCGCGCCGATGCCGTCATTTCGCCATTTGGCGGCGCAGTCAGGTACGCCGGTATGTGGATCGGCACCAACCTAGGCGCGGCAGGCCACGCAGCAATTGCAGCCAATCCCTGGCAACTCTGGCCCGATGAGCCGCAGCTAGTATTTGCGCCAGCCAGCGCGACAACCATCACAGCCGCCTGGACGGAAGACAACGAAACCACGGCAGCGACAGAAGTTTCCAGTTCAAGCGCATCCATCTCATGGACTGAAGCCAACGAGATCGCTGCCGCAGCAATTCAATCTGCATCTGCATCCTCTCTGGCATGGCTGGAAGAGAACGAAACCATCGCAATCAACGTCCTTGCTGCATCTGATGTCAGCGAATGGATCATCACGGCCCGCAGACGCGGGAGAAGGTAGGAAGCATGGCAACGATTACCCCAACCCCCGCGACGCTCGGC